GTAGTCTGGATACCCCTAGCCTTCTTAACGTGCTCAGGGCGATCAAATGCGATAAACACGACATCACACTCTACCTTCGTACCATCCTCTAAATTAAACCTAATGAAGTGCGTAGGAGGCTCCTTATTACCCTGTTTGAAGTCACCTAGTTCCCCGTGTATCTCTAGCCAGTCCTTAATCGTGGTAGAAAACAGTTCAGAGTACGTATTACGGGCTGCAATTACGCGGGACAAGCGCACACCATAGTTCTTGTGTTGTGGGTCAGACACGGGTTCCTGCTCACACATCAAGTCGAACAGTTTAAGTATGCATTGAACGGTCTTACCAGAGCCTAGCGGCCCCATGATGAAAGAGTTTCTAGCCCTACAGTCAGCAAAGTCCTGTAGAACCTGGCCCTGTGGCATTAGGTTGTATTCTATCTGGCTCATATAGCTTGCTCGTATATCTGAAGCCCAAGTTTAGGGTGTACACAATTCCTGAGAATCTGCGCAGGGCAATGATTCCCCTTGTAGTAGATGTTCTCCTCATAGTGTATATCAAGCCAATCCATTAAGGCGCGTTTACCGGCTAGATTAGCTAGATTAATAAAGTTGTCGGGGCGCTTAACATCATCAGCTTTAAAGTCAAAGTTAGACCAAAAGCAATGGCGGCCAACAGTGACAGTAGGCTCGACCAAAAATTCATAGAATGGCTTCACATTCTCCACTACCCAGTTTCCCTTGTAGAAGTGCTGTAGGAATAATATCTCTTGATACAGAGACATATCGGGATAGTTGCGGTTTTTGTGGCGTGTAGCCTTTGCCATTTTGGAGTGTGTCGGGCATGGAGGGCTAGACCAGATGAAATCAAAGTCCCTAAAGTGTTGTCGTAGGTATTCATGGGCATCTCCGACGATCATGGTGTCGTTAGGGTGTAGACGCTGATAGACTTCAGCTATCTTTTCGTGGCTTTCTACGGCCACAACTTCGCACCCATCCCATAGTTTACGGTTGCCGCCCAATCCAGCATATAAGTTTAACACTCTCATTTCTTAGTCCAATCTATAGCGTCATAGCCCTTCTTAAAGGCTTCTCTAGTCTTCTTGTCAGACTTACGGGCATGGCTACCCTTACCACCATTAGACTCAGGGAAGTGCCTATCCCTGTCTTTCTTCTCCAGCTTGTGTACTAGACTCTGGCCCATCGTACATATCCTCTATGAAGTCACCAACTAAATATACCACTTCACGCATCGCAATGGCATCCCTGTCTAACAATGCTTCTATAAAGGCTTCAATTACCTCAGACTCAGTATCGTCTATTTGGTACTGTTCCCACATAGCCAGTCCTCTAATATCAATTGTTTACATAATTCAATGTAGAATACGCTGTTTTTGTCGTTTAAGCTGCTTTTGAAGCTAACCCCACTATCCTCTACCACTATCAGTATATGTTCCTTAGAATGCCTTGTAGCGTCTTCTATGGCATCTTGTATGTCGGGGCGTATCTTAGTAACTGTCATAATTTTTTTTTGCGGGGGACATATATATACACAGATCGCGCGACCTCGGGAGGGGGGGTCTACTTATCCACATCTTTTGCACAACTTTTCCCCAGCTAATACACATGGTTATCCACGGCTTATATGCACCTGGATATGCATACAGTGACACTTAGCTATCGGCATCACTTGTGTCATTACTTATTGCGCCAGCGTCGTACCGTTTGCGTTGCACTGATACGGTGAGAGCGTTGTCTGTTTGAACCTCTACACTCTTTAACGTGGGCTGAATGAATCGACTGGTCTTCTCTAGGCTATCCACCAGGCTTTTATAGTCCGCTATGTCTCCAGTGCTATCAGCTATCGCTTTTATCTTGATGGTTGCCTCTACCAGCTCCATTACAGGGTCATAGTCTGGATACTTCTCTGCTAATCGTTCTGCCAGTACTCGTTTAAGCGGCTTATTGCCACTACCTTTTGGTCGTCCTCTACTTGCCATACTAAATAATTCCTATGCCATTGATTCTAAAGTGGTTAAAAATTGACCAATTTGATCAAAAAGTAACCAGATTATAGCACTAATTGAATATAAACCCCTACGTATAGAATGTAATCGAATAAAAAAAGGCGCTTACATGTTTGACACTTGTCAATATATAGCTATATAGTATTGATTCATTAAACAAAGGAGCATAAACAATGCAAACCACAATCGAACCAACCGACTATATAGGCCAGCAAGCCCAACTAACAGCCATTAGATACTTGGCAGATAAACAACAGGAACGCAACCAGCGACGCATCAACGCCTATTTCTACGCTATGGCTGGCATTGTTGTTGTGTCCTATATAGGCGCGATGACCTTTATCATAGGTTGATACCATACAGCGCATTAGCAATAGTGCGCTTTTTAGTACCAATCACAAACCAAAGGAAAACTAAACATGAGTATTGAACAACTAAAAAACGATTTCTCAGACTTCGACAATATAATAAATGATTGTAACCATGTAGTGCGCCGGTTCTATCGCTGCTATGTCAACGGCGACTATGGCGAGGATGTTTACACCAAGCTACAGACTCGCTGGCTAGATGTTAACACTGACAAGCAGGCGCGGATGTTTGTTATTCAGTCTTTCGTTGAGTATAACGCGCTCGACTACTCACTGAGCACCCAGCAAGTGCAGCGCTGGCTAGTTAACAACATAGGCCATGATAAACTGGAGCAGTTAAATCAGCAGCTAATAAATGATGTTAGGGAATTACAAGAGGAGGTGGCAGCATGATCGAGGTCATTACAGGTTCTATAATCGTAACGCTCATACTTGCTGTGTGGCACTTTAAACGGCCGCCAACGATAGAGGAGAGAGAAACGCCGACACCGTTTGAGGTTTTCGCGGCAACAGCCAAGAAACCAGCGCAAAGGCCCACAGAATATAGACAGCTTCACGTCAGACTGTCCCTAGATGACGCAATGAGGGTAAAGCATACGGCAGCACTGAGAGGGTATACGAATCAAAGCGTACTAATTGAAGCCATCAACGACAAACTCATTAAATGGGGAGAGCCTATTGTCGAAGACTTCGGAAGTGCGGGGAAAAAGAATAGCTAGGCGGGGTGATCCTTACATCCTATGAAGCGGATTGGCCCACCGTGCCGAAAACGGGCCTTTTAGCCTCCTTAATTGGGGGCTTTTTTATACCCTATCGATAGGCATGGGTTGACCCCTTAATCGCCGTTAGAAACGACTACAGGGCCTTTTTTTCGGTGTCTATGAGCCTTGCTAGGTACCATTGCGCCTTCTCCAGCGATTCAACGCCACCCTTTTGCTGATAGCGCCACAGATACTTAATAGCGCATGCTTTGCAATGACCCGCAAATGCTTCCTTACTCATACTCGCTTCGATTGCATCAATACACTCAATCTCACCTTGATAATGGGCGGGGTGGTTCACCATATCAGGTGGCGGGGTAGAGTCATTCCCTGCCAAGGCGCTTTTTTCCATAGTAGAAACGGGTCTTGGTTCAATGGCGGGGGGATCTTTTTGTAGTTCTTTCCACTTACTCATGCTTGCCTCCGTATTTCTTGCGTAGGTAATTCAGACTGACCGGCAGTTCATCGCATCCACCATCTGCCACCTCGTGCAACATCCAGATTCCCCGCCATGACAAATTAGTTTGCGGGGTTAAGTAATCCTCGTGGCCTTGGTAGAAGATGCCAGCAAACAACCCCATAATGTTGGTGCCATCTGCTCTCCTGCCATAGGCAATATCCCGATCCTGGACGTGCCCCATAACGCAGGTCTGCATCTTTTTAGTCATCATGCTGCGGGCACTGGCCACTGGTCTGCCCATAATCCCTGATGTGAAATAGTGCGAGTAGCAAATGCCATCTATCACTGCCACCTCTAGGAAGTCGTACACCTCCCAGCCCATCTCCTCTAGCTTCAGGTCATGGTAGCCTATCAATCCCTCTAACTTCTCATCGCCCTCAATGGCCCGTTGTATCCGTTGCTCGTGGTTCCCAAGGGTGAACACCATGCGAGGGTTCCAGCG